ATCAGACACAAAAACCTTAAAAGTTTTATTTGCCTTATATTTTACTTGTTTTTCTACTTTTTTATTATTTGCCATAATAAGTTTCCTTAATTTATAGGTAATTTACCTTGTGATGCGACAAGAAAAAGAAAATCGAGCAACATGTAAATTATCAACATCTTCTTCTGCGCCTATAAAATCATCAAAAATTACTTCACTAACTTGAGCATCCTTCCACGCATAATCGCCGCTTGATAAGTTAGAATTGTTAAATAAAAGCTGATAAAGTCTTTCAGAATCGCTATACAGCTGCTCATAAAATCTTTCATCTCTATCTTCACCAAGTGTATAAATAGATATTTCGACATTATATAATTTTCTAAATGTATTAGGGTATAATTGATCTGTTGCAAAACTTGATCCCCATAAACGAACAGAGAAAGAGCCTTGATCTTGATATGCTGGCGCAATATATACGCTGCAAGCTCTATCAGTGGTAATAATAGACCTAAGTTTTGATAAAACATTATCATAAAATATATTGTTATAGCTTGTATCTTTTACTAAGGCCATTAAAACCTGATCTTTCTACTGCCTGTTTTTAAAAAACCGCCTTTAAAACGATTATACGGAACATGAGAAGCGCCTCTTGACATAATAATATTACCAGTTTTACCTGATCTAATATCCTCGCCAATTCCATGCACTTCTATTTCCCACTCATCATTTATAGCTGCTGCGGATGAATCCGTGCCGCCTGCAAAACGTATCTCAAGACCTCCAGCACATTGTTGAAAGTCTCCGTTTATTGTTTCACCATCTACAACTAAAGCAGCTTTTAAATCAGAACTTGATTTTTCATACACCGAATATTTTCCTGAGCCTATAGCTCCAGCTGTCGTAATTACAACTTTTAATAGATCGTAAGTACCTTGATATACACCGCGAGTCTGAACAGGCCTAACTTTACCTGATGTATAAACAACATCTCGAATAAAACCATAAGCACTGTCTCCAGTGACTTGATGAGGAAGCTTAATATCTCCAGTTCTTAAACCTGTAATATATTCTGTAGCCTCCTCCATAAAGGCATCAGCAACCTCACTTGCTGGATCATCTCCCTTTAAAAGCTGCGAAATAGCGATTAAAGCTGTGATCCTTTTAATTATGTACGGATAGCTGCCTTCGCGATCTTTTGCGATTTCTGCTGCAAGTCTGCTATCTAATAACGATTCTAAATGCCGACTGGCATTTTCTCTGTATCTCTGCGTTAATGTAGCGAAATCCTCGCCAGCCTCCATAATAATATCATTTGGGCTAGCAGCGCTATTATAATAATAGACAGCATCTAACGATGATTCATAAAACCATTGACCATTAGAAGTGACTGCTCCACTATTTGCCTGAGCAGAGCTTAAATCTTGCCCATTCGCAAATAATTGTGTTATTAAACCAGTGTTATCTGCCCTATATAAATTTGAGCTATGTACTACCCAACCAAAAATCCTAGTCTTTGTATCTGCGGATTTTACCTGCGGATAAACATCGAATAAATCCCTCTCTGAACAATATGCTATGCTAGAGGTAATCGCCATTTATTTTTTCCTCCAAAGAGATAAAGCTTTAAAACTAAACTTTGACTGGATCACAGCTTTTGCGATATCAAGCGCCTCTTTCATGACTTCTTTTTTCTCTGCTGCTGTGACCTTTTTATCTTTATTGACACGCTCCAAACAAGCAATAAGCTCCTGAATCTGTATAAAAATATTTCTGTTTGCACTGGTAATTGCTGCTGCATAACCAGCTAATATTATGCCAACTAAATAAAAAAAGTTACTCCAACTAAAATAATCTGCAAAATACTCAACCATATTTAAGCTCCTATGTATGCTACTAATCCAATAAAAATACTAAGTATAGAGCCAATAAAAACGCCCATGCCTTTCATAAAAGCTTGATCTGTTTCTACTCTGTTTAAACGCTCCATATTATACTTTAAACTACTATCAATGCTTTTAAGTTGCATTTCAATATTTTCTAATTTTGTTGTATGTGTTGCCAATACTTCTTTCACTACGCTTTTAAATTCCTGATCCATTACAGCGATAAAGCCCTTCTAAACCAACCATAATAGTACTTTTCGTATTTATCAGGGCGCTTTAATGTTATTTGTGCGTAATGAAGCACTCTAAATGCCCTAAAACGCTCACTTTCTAAATTTTGTACAGCTTTTAACGTCTGATTACCTATGCGCCCATCTACAGCTATTTTAGAGCCTTTGCTATTTTTATGGTTTGCTGCTGCTTGTAAAATTTTTGTAGCTCTTGAAATGCCCTGATTTACTACGCTATCAAAAAACGCTTCCTGTAAATGCTCAGGCAGCCGATCAGACTTCGATGGCACATAGTAATGTTTTCGGTAGATTTCAATAGCTTGCCTCTTTGTAAGGCTTTTGATCTCATCAGCTGAAAGGCCTGTACCTTTTTCACTGATCCCATACTTTGTCGTACCGCCAGTATCGACAATGATCTTTTCTCCGCCTTCGCGCTCAATTAATGGTTCTATAAAATCATCAAATTTATTCATGCGAAACTCGCGTTTAATTCTGCTTTAAATTTATCATGCAAATAGCATGCGCTTAAAATCACTTCAAAATTAGTTTCATCTACTTTCATCATAGGGTATCTAAGTCTTGCAATACTCATCCAGTGTTTAATCCTTTCTTTTTTGTTTTCAGGGTATAGCCCAAAATAATCCATCCAAGTTTTAGAATTAATAATATCAATCTGCCACCCATAGGCTAAAGCAAGACCATACCAAAACCCGACATCAAATCTATTTGTATTATCTAATATAACGCATTCAGCATCTACATATTTATAATCATTTAAGATAGCTAAAATAGTTCCTTCTTCTATTGGAAATATAGAATGCCTATTTTGATGTAGTATTGAAATGTAATTCTTAGGATCAACAGCAATAAACATTATAATTTAGTTGCAACGCCATTTACAAGCGTATGCACTCCCACTTTAATTTTTCCAGTAGTGTCGCTATAATGCTTTTTACATTCACTGTCATAAGTAGTTTGAGCGGTAATCCAAGAATTAGTTCTTTTAATTACCGCTCCCTCACTTGTAACAACAAAAGCTTTGTTCTGAGCATCAAAAGAAACAACTTCACTATCACTAAACTTGTAAGTGATATTTTCTTTTGTTCTTGGCTTAAAGATATAAATCTTTTTGCCTTTTGATGATCTCCTAACTAGCATTATTCCTCTTCTTCTAAAAAAGCCTTTTCTGCAATTTTACTATAATGCTCAGCAAGAATAGAAAGATCACTCAATTCTGCATTCAACCTTACAATATTCATATTTAAATTGTTTAAACGCTCTAATGCAGAAACCTCATCAGGTTTAAGATCATCAATAGATTTTGTGATCTCTTCCCCTTTTTCGCTTCTCCAAGTATATGAACGCTTTTGTTCTTCTTCTTGCACTTTTTTATCTTGACTCATATTCCCTCCATAGGATTGTTATTATTATAATTTTTTTAGATCAGCAACTAGCTCTTCAAGATCAGCAACTTCATCATCAATGCGTTTAGCATCGTTTGCTTTTTGAGTTTTTAAACTTGAAACTTGCGATTCAAGATCAGAAACTTGCATAGATTCAACGCGATCAGCCATAGCTTCGCCAGTTGCAGAATCAAATACTTTTGATACAACTTGCAATTCTTCATGGCTTTGCTCAACAGCAGCTCTTCTTACAATATTTCCTTTTTCATCAGTAATCTCTTTTACAGCTTCCTGATCTACTACCTTTACTTTTTTTACAGCAACTTTCGATTTGCTTTTAAGGGCTTTATAGTTTTTCATTTACTTGTCCTCTAATTGTTTCTTGAGTTGTTTTACTTCGGCAGATAACTCTTGAACTGCTTTAATTAATGGAGTGATTAATTCTGTCTCACCAAGTTCTTGCATACCATCTCTATTTTCTTTCCAAACTGGAAACTCAGAATGACCAGCCTTGTCAATTGCTTCTTTAACTTCTTGAGCGATAAATCCATAATGTTTTCTATCGGGATTTTTACGCTCTGTAGTATTGGCATCGTATTGCTCAAACTCTTGAGGGTATTCACTTGGTGCTTTTTTCTTAAATATTACTGGTCTTAAATCATTAATAAAATCAAGACCTAATGCAGAATCTTCTATATCTTTTTTAATTCTTTTATCAGATGAATGTGTCCAAGTAGCATTTTCACCAAAGTCATTAGTTATATAATCTGAATCAACGCCTATCCTAACTGTTTCTGTACCGCCACCAACTAAAGCACCTTCACCAGCTTTTATTACTATTTCATCATTTACATCATTTGCAGATGCATCTGCATCATATCCAATATATAAATTACCTGCACCTGTAGTTATTGTGTTTCCCGCTCGATATCCCAAAGCAGTATTATCTTCTCCTGAGGTACACGCTGTTAAAGCATCTTTACCGACAGCAACTGAACCATTATGATTATTACCAGCTGTGCTGTTTAAAGCATTTGCACCGATAGCAACACAACTTGACATATTCGCAGAACCGCCTGTTCCAGCAAGATATCCCATTATAGTATTGTAATTAGAGCTTCCATTTATTGACTTACCAGCTTGGTATCCAAAAACAGCATTGCCCTCTTCACCACCATCAGCAGTAGACATAGTTTCATATCCAACAGCTGTATTTCCTGCACCAGTCGTAAGGGCAGTAAGGGCATTATAACCTATTGCTATTGTACCAGTTTGAGCTTGATCTGTAGTTGAATCCATTGCCTGAGAACCAATTACAATACATCGTTTTAGCTCTCCAGTTCCACCCTTACCAGCAACATTTCCTATTAGCACATTGTCACTTGCACTGACATGGCTTATTAAACCCCCAGCTTGATATCCTAAAATTGTATTTTTTATACTTGTGGTAAGTACACCACCAGCCTCTGAGCCTATTCCAACATTGGTATCACCTGATGTTATAGATGCGAGAGCAAAATAACCTAATGCAGTGTTGTTATTAGCTCCGTTTAAAACACCTTGCATAACATTACTACCAATAGCAACATTATTTTCTGATTTAGCATCTGCCCAAGCTCCACCACCAGCAGTGTATCCTATAAAAATATTATTATCTGAATCAGATGAGGTTGAACCAGCATCGGTATCGTGCATAGCTTCGTAACCGATTGCAATATTTTTTTGCCCAGTTGTAATAGTTTTTCCAGCTTCATATCCAACTGCCGTATTTGAAGCACCACTTGTAATGGCTTTAAGTGCCCTATACCCAACTGCCGTACCACCAGCACCAGTTGCAACAGTTAATGCTTGAGAACCAATAGCGGTATTAAAACTTGATGTACTATTAGTTAACAAGGCTTGATAACCTAAAGCTGTATTGTGACCACCGCTTGTAACAGCTTTTCCAGCTTCGTAACCTAAAAAAGTTCCGCCTTCTGCTCCAGCATGATTAACTGATGAACCAGCATTGTAACCAATCGCAACCATATTATTTGTATCTGTCACATTAACTAACGCATAACTTCCAATACCTATATTTTTACCGCCAGTTGTGGTTTCTCTACCCGAATCTAAACCAACATAAACATTATTAGATGCAGATGTTGACTCATAACCAGCTCTATATCCAATTCCAATATTGCTTCCACCATCCGCTAAATCTTGCAATGCCCCATATCCTAAAGCAACATTTGAAGAGCCAGTTGTGATTGCTTTTAAAGCAAATGTACCCACCGCAGTATTATTAGAATGTGAGTTTCCTGAAACACCTAACATTGCTTGTCTACCTATTGCAACATTGTTTTCCCCAGTTTGATTATATCTTATAGCTTCACCGCCTATTGCTACATTACTCCAACCAGTTGTATTCTGTTCGTTAGAGTATGAACCTATTGCAACAGCGTTTTGAGGTGTAGTAATACTAAGACCAGCGTTATACCCCAATGCCGTATTATTACTTCCAGTTGTAATTGCGTATAAACTTTTATACCCTACAGAAGTATTATTTGAATGTGACTGATCAGTAGCACCAAGCATAGACTGATACCCGATAGCAGTATTAGAACTACCAGTTTTATTATTATAATCACTAGCTTGCCCTATTGCCACATTCGTGCTTCCACTTGTTGTTAATGCTCCAGCATTATCTCCTATATAAGTAGAATTATCTCCAGTATGCAATTTCCCCGATGCATTACCTATATAAGTATTTAATGCTCCAGTAACAACTGCGTTTCCAGCTTGATAACCCAGTGCTGTGTTCCTATATCCAGTTGTATCAGCTTTTAATGCCCCATAACCAATAGAAGTATTTGAAGCACCGCTCGTTAATACTTTTAATGCTTCAAAACCTATTGCTACTGTTCCGTCTGCATCAGTAGCGTGATTTATGGAAAAACCAGCGTGAGAACCAATAATTACCATTTCATCGCCACTTACATTTTGAGCACCAGCATTTTTTCCAATAAAAATATTGTCATTACCAGTAGTTGTTCCACCCCCTGAATCCATTCCAACAGTAACATTTCTAGTGCCTGTTGTGAGAGAATTTAATGTTGTTCTTCCAATCGCAGTATTTTCGCTACCAGTAGTGACTGCATATAAACTATTATAACCTACAGCGGTATTGTTACTATTTGATTGTCCACTAGCTCCGTTTCCAGCTTGCCTTCCTACAAGAGTATTTTTTGTACCAGTTACATTATAAAAACCAGCACCAGCACCTAATAAAGTGTTGCCAGTATCTTCATTGTTAGAGTCTGAATTTTGACTATAACCAGCTCTATATCCAATAGCTGTTGTAAAATTACCAACATCTTCAGCCCCTAAAGTGTTTTCCCCAATCGCAACATTATATTGCCCTATTGTAATGGCTTTTAATACTTCTTGACCTACTCCAGTATTTGCACTACCAGTTGTGATTGATTTTCCAGCTTGAGAGCCTAGAATAGTATTGTAATTTGCTCCGTTTACCGCACCTTTAAATGCTTGGTAACCTAATACTGTGTTTTCTGTACCATCACCAGCCCAAGTTCCGCCACCAGCTTCTGAGCCTACGATAGTATTATAAATTGAGTTCCTACTATTTAAATCAACAAGTGCATCATCTCCAATTATTACATTGCGTGATATATAGCCAGTGCCACCAACTCCAGCATGACTTCCAATAATTACATTTGCAGAAGTTGAATTGTGGTTTATAGCTGAACCAGCATTAAATCCAATAACAACATTGTTTTGTTCTCCTCCATCAGCAACCCCTAATACATCTTTTCCAATAAGTACATTTGAATATCCAGTCGTTAAAGCATCACCAGCATTAGTTCCAATTGCCGTATTATTATAGCCAGTTGTGATTGCTTTTAAACTAAAATAGCCTACAGCAGTATTTGAAGAATTTGATTGACCACTTGCACCCATCATAGAGCCACTACCAACAGCAGTATTATAGCTACCAGTTGCGTTATAGTATCCAGCTTCCCAACCTAAGTTGGTGTTGCTATCTCCTGTACTTATTGAATACCCACTTGATTTACCAAACAAAGTATTTTTAATACCTCCACTAGCGATACTATTTCCTGATGTATATCCAAATACAGTATTTGTTGTATCTCCACCACTATCATTATTACCAAGACTAATGCGAGAGTTGTTATCAAGTACAAACCTTGTTCCTCCACCAGCTCCAGTACCAAATAGAAAATGCCCTATATTGTCTCCTGAACCTCTTTTATATTTAATATCACCAGCAAGGCTACCAGCAGATGTAAACTGAATATTTGCTATTATATCATTTTCAGCTGGTCTATCTGCTTCCATTGTTAAATAAGTTTGCTGATTAACGCTACCCGATTCTATTTTAAGTTGAGTATAAGAAGATGCATCTTTAATGTGGAGATTTGAGCTAGGCGAGGTTGTGCCTATGCCAAATCTGCCATCGTTAGTAAACCGCATTTTTTCAGAACCTTCAAAAAAGAATCCTAAATCAGAATCAGCAATATCATTGTAAATTGAGGCTATATGTATGTCAGCAGAATAATTTCTAAAATGAATTGTAGACATTGTATTAACAGTAGAGCTAGAGTTTTCTATTCTTAATCCGTTACTACCCCAATTTCCATAACTACCACCGCTAAATGATGTATTTGTATTTTCAAATCTAATATCAGTAATATAGTAAGGCGAGGTTGTGCCTATACCGACATTATTATTACTATCTAATATTGTTAATGCAGATGTAGAAGTTCCAGCATTATAGAAATCAATTTTATCTACTCCAGGTTGATATCTTAAAAACCATTTATCAGCGGTATTATCGTTAAAAACTACTGAATCATTATTTGCACCTTGTAATCTTAAAACAGAACCACTAGAACCGCCTTTAATTAAAGCAGTTGGAAAGCTACTTCCCTCAATGTGCAATAATTGACTAGGCGATTCTGTGCCAATACCAATCCTACTGTCACTACCACCAACAGCCATGATAGTTGTACCACTATTATTTTGAAATTTATGAAATTTATAATCTACACTTGTTTTATAAGTTGGAGAACCTTCATTAAATGCTAACCATTCTCTTGTAAATCCTCTATTACTTGTAGCGAAAGAATGTATTGCATTTCTTATCCTTATATCGCCTTCAACATCTAATGTTTTACTAGGCGAGGTTGTGCCTATGCCAATCAGCCCTGCTGAAGTAAAAGCGTGTAAATCGGTATTGCCATTTCTAATATAAAGTTTTTGGTCATTGTCTGCTCTAAATGTCCACCAATCTTCATTAGCTCCACCAGCATCAGATTTAAGTATAAGACTTGCATCTTGACCTGAGAGACTATCTATAATAAAACTTGTATCACCGCTAGAGGCTTTAATAGTACCACTAGTAGCATTAAACGAACCTTCAATTATCTCATCATAAGCAAAACTACCAGCACCCTCAACTTTAAAATCGCCCTCAACTACAAGATCACCTTTTACAGTGCCGCCTGCGCTTAAATTTGCCGCTAATTGTTGCCCTTGTACGCCTATAAGCATATTATATCTCCACTATGCGAACAGCGCCAGCTGCTCCTTTTCCTAAATGATTAAATACAACTGTTGATCCTAATCCGCGAGGAACTGCAATAAAAACCAACGTACTGGCTGGCAAGATCATATCATTGCCAACTGTTACATCTGTTGCAGCAGTAGCAAAATTAAAATATAATTCAACAGCGCTATAAACTCCTATTTGAGCCGCGTTTTCATCTAAACTAAAATGTATTGTATCAGTATTTGAAGTTCCTCCATGCGTAGCAACAGTGGCTACTGACCAACCGCCTCCAACGCTTAAATTAGCTGCTTCCTGTACCGATCTTTTATGTAGGTCTGCCATACTCTCTCCTAACCGAAATACGCAACGATTTTACCGCTGCTTAGTGTGAAATTAGACCACCTGCCGTATATCCAGTCGCCTTGTTTAAACGTATCAGAAAAAGCATCTCCATTATATTCTGATGCTGTTCCAGTTCTACCAAAGTAGATATTACTTTCAGGCGTTAAGGTAGCAAAAACTGCATCTGCTACGGCCATAATTGCTATAATTTTTTTTCCTGTGGGAGCTGATACTGCTGTTGTTCCGCTTTCATAAACGCTTCCAGCTTGCCCTAGTTGAACATTTAGAGCTTCATTTGTACCAAATTGATTGATTGCCATTTTATCACCTTATTTTATGGTTGCCATTAAAGCACTTGGCTGTGCATGAACAGGCCTTTTATTGAAATATGCTACTTACTATAAGGCATTACTTCTTTTTAGCTTTACTGGCTTTCTTAGGTTTACTTTTTGCTTTTGATTCTACTGCACCATTGTTTAATAAAACGCTCATTGCGTATGATCCGCATGGGCTTTTTTCATCAAGTTCAATAACGCCGTCTTTATTTGGGAATGTTAATTTTTTCATAAGAATAAATTAAGGGCTGACTTTTTTAAAAGCCAGCCCTTTTTGGATAGAGTTATTATTAACTAGCGTTAGTGAACTTGTAACCTCTGATATTATCAGAATCATCAAGCTTCTTTACGCCCCATAGCGTGTGAGCTACGACCTTTGATCCTAAAACGTCAATATCGTACTGCTCTTTAATATCTATGGATTGCTGAACTGCTATAGCGCAAGCTGATTTGTGGAAAATTACACCACTTACAGCAGTTCCAGCTGAAGCTAAACTGTTGCTCATAAATACTGGCATACCCATTAAAACGCCAACTTGGCCGCTCAATAGAGGGCTGTTATCAGCATTAAAACCAGCAATATCAGCGCGCATAAAATTTGCGCCAAATGTGCCAGCTGGATTAAGCATATCAGCATAAAGAGTTGGATTAACAACAAAATAAACTTCCCCTGAAGTATAATCAATGTCATTCTCACCCATGTTAGCAAGAGCAGCTTCAAATTCAGCAGCTGTGATCTGATCATCTGTTGTTAAGGTTGCACCTTGATTTACAGTAATTAACTCAGCAGCAATAGATGCATCAACCTGTTTAGCTAGTGCATAAGCCATAGCCTTACTATAAGAGTTGATAAGATCATAATTACTTTGAACTTGCAAAACATCTGTAAAGAGCTTTGCAGCGTAGTAATGCTGATCTACTGTTAGCTGAGTATTGGTTTCTGCTGGTGCGACATAACTAACCTGCGCGCCATCTGTTAAAGATGCGGCAGTCATTTTAGCGATTTCAGGCACGTGAATGATTTTACCTTGCCCCTGAACCAGTGAAGAATAATCCTCAATAAGATTTTTGAATACTAATCTTTCTTCAAAATATTTATAGATTATATCCGACCAAAGTTCAGGAATAAAATCCTGTGTTACGCCTGTGTCAAAAATAGTTCCTGATGGTGTAGCCATTTTTTAAATTCCTTGTTTTTACCTCCGAGAATTTTTCGCGTACTTTTGCAATACAGCTGCGTAATTATCCCTTTGGTACTTAGTATCTTTTTTCATATAGTCATTCATATTTGAATCGACCACTGATCTACCTTGTACGGCCTCAGGAGGATTTACAGGCTGCGCTGCGCTTTTACTTAAAAAATGCTGGAGTTGTTCAATGTTCATATTTTCATAATACATTCTATCATCCTCAGGAATTTGCTCAAGCAACTTAGCCTTCTGACTATCCTCAGCCTGTTTAAACGATCCAAGCTCTTTTTCAAGGGCTTTTAATCTGCTTGATTGTTCTTGCAGCAACTCATCTTTTTTACCTTCGGCGATCATTTTAGCTTGTCGATCTTCCTCAGATTTTAATTCCAGTTGCTCCATTTTTGACTCAAGCTCTTGTTTTTTCCCACGCTGAGATTTACTATTCTTAACTTCCTGATGATATAATGTCTTGTAATCTACATTGCTATCTGCTTCTGTAGTTTGAGCGCTCTGCTCTACATTTGTACTTGTATCTTCACTCATCTGAGTAATTCCTTTATTTTAATTATTCAAATATACCCTTAAAGATATTTTTAAAGGTAGTTTTATTTTGTTGTTGCACCTATAACATTTGTTATATTACATTCAACTGTTATAATAAAGGAAAAAACAACAATGTTAAAAGATGGTCAAAAAAAGCAAGTAAGCAGTTGGGATGGCAACTGCCTTAATATTTATACAAGGAATGGAGATTCTGTTAAAGTTGAAAATCATTACTGGTTTGGTAAAAGTAAAGAAAAAATAATGAGTTATAGTGATTTTGTTAAATGGCAGTTAGACATTCAAAATACAGCTGGTTAAATAATCTTAATTAGTACCATTAAATAAAATTTAGTAAATTCTAACAAACCTAAGGAGATAACAATGTCTGTAAAAGATATTGTCGAGACTTGGGATATCGAAGAGCAGTTAATTGATGATCTGCTTATACAGCTTAGGAATTTAGGCACAGGCTTTGATTGTGACCTATGCAAGCACTTAAATGATGATAATATAACTTGCAAAGCATTTCCTGAGGGTATTCCAAACGACATACACACTAGCGTAATAGATCATCGCAATCCGTTTCCCGGAGATAATGGGGTAATTTTTGAGCCTATTAAAGCTGAGGATTAAGGATAGCCATCTATAAATAAAGCTGGTGTATTAATTGGGACGTTAGTGCTGTATTGTGTCCATATATCAAGCAATGCATTATCAATTAAAGCATTGAATGTTGCAATGTTTTGATTTCCATGCGTTGAAATATAAAGAGGATCAACAAACCTTCCTGATGATCCAAAAAATCTTGCTATAGCTCTTTCCATTGCTTGTTCTATTGGTAAATCTGCAAATGCGCCTGTTACTTTATAGCCTGCATTTTTATATCCCTCGATAGCCTTTATAAATTTATCCGTACTTTTCATTGTTGCATCATATAAAATATGCCTATTCTCTTGGATTGCTCTCTTAGTTATCATTTTAACTACATGCTTTGACTCTACATGATACAACGCTGCACGCCATTTTAAATCAACGCCATCAGCTTTAGCCAATAATTCTTTTACTCTATCTGCATCTAAATGCACAAATTTTTCTTTCCAGCCCGGAAAAGCTTGATTTAACATTGTAGATTTACCTGATCCGGGATAACCTCCTGTTGTTAATAATTCCTGCTTGCCTTTTTTAGCAACTTTCCCACCATTTACAATTTCATTTATTATGTCATCATGTAGCTTTTTTCTTGATTTTGTTAATGTACCATTTACAAGATGTTTATTCATAGATTGCTTACTAACACTTAATTTCTTTCTTGCGCTATTAGTTTCTCTAAGTATTTGCGCTCTTGATAATTGCCCTCTAACTAATTTCCCTTTTTTAAATTTAGGCTTCATCATTTCCATTGCTGTTGATGAATCTAATTTCATAAATCTATTGTAAGCAGATTTATGATCTGATTTGACTTTATACGCTTTTATATAGTTTGATTCAAGTGGTTTTCCTTGTTGAACTAATTTAGCGCGTTCTTGTTCAGCCTGCACAACTGGCGATATTTTACCGCTAGGATCAAGAATACAATAACAATGCCCACCGCACACACTCCACCCAGTTCCGGGCATACCAGCAGATTCCCATTCTTTTAATGTGGCTTGGTGGCCTGATCTCCATTGGCATTCTTGACAAATTTTATGGCCAGCAACTGTTACCCATGTAAACAGCGTTTTATCATCAGCATCATAAGCTTGATATTGTGCAGCTCTGCCAGTTTGATTTATTCCCTCTACTAATGATTCTTTTATAGCGTTTCGAATTTCTCCAAAAATTGCACCTTCAGAAACCATATCAGTTGCTAGAACTCCTGTAGTAACCGCTGAACTAATACCTGATGCTCTTTGCGTTGTTACAGCTTTATTTATTCTTTGTGAAAAAATATCAGCATCACTAATCATTTTATTCATAGTTCCATCTAAAAGTTCACGAACCTCTATAGGTAAAGCGTTTAAACCTTTTAAAACATTGTTAAAATCATCTCCAAATAACGCAATTAATTCTTCAGATGTAGCCATTATTTTTTTAAGGAATTTTTAATTTTGGTCATTGTCATTTTCACAAATTTTTTATACTGACTGCCTCCTGCTTTCATATCTTTAGTCATTCCAAACCATTCACGCTGTTCTACCTTTGCACCTTTTATCATACCACCAGTTGTAAATCCCCCTTTTTGATTATGGTAAACACCATGCTTATTAACCATAATTACTTTTGATATTAAACTGCTTTGTTTTGCTTTAATTATTTTTGTCGCTCTTAATGATTTTGATGATTGAAGATCAGCTCCTGATGCTCCAATATTGCCAATTTTCATTGTTTGAAGCGGAGTAAATCCTTGCATTCGCCTTTGCCTGATCGGCAGCGTTGAGGCCTCACTTAATTTTTTAAATTTTTTGCCGTTAATATCTGTACTTGTGTCAATACCTTGCTGTATAGATTGATTTTGATACCGAGCCATATCGGTTAATGTTTCTGAAATAATTCCATTAATTAATCGAGATGCTTTTTTATATGAATAGTTTCTTTTTGCTTTCATCAATTACCATTTTACTTTGTTAGCCCAGTAAGCAGCAGACATCTTTCCTTTGCGAATATTCTTAGCATGCCTAGCCTTAAATGATCTGCGCCTAGCTTTACCAGCTTTGGTTTTGGGATTCTTACCAGCACCGCTAACTCCCTGCTGACCAAACCTAATTAATTTTACTTTTTTGCCAACTTTTGCAAGCACCGCATGCGATTTTTTTTTATGGCCTTTAGTTCTTTTTGGCTTATTATATCCTGAGAATTTAACGCCTCTATATTTTATCATTGATCTCTAAGCCTCTCAACTTCTCTTTCAAGATATTCAATTCTTTGATTTTGTTTTATATCAGCTGGTATTTCAGCATCTTGATTATTTTCAGCATCCTCTTCTAAATCTATAATATGCTCTTCATTCATTGCCACTTGATACTCAAGAAAACTAATACGAGCATTTAACTGTGAATATCCATAAACAAGCATTACGATAAATGTTACAGCTTGAATAATCATAGGTAGTGATATGTTTAAACTGCTATTATCAGAAATTGGCTTAGTGTTTTCCATTGAGTCTGCTTATAATTCCTTTAATTTCAGATACTTGATTATCAAGATCATTTACTTCTTTTGTTAAAAGATCAAATTTTCTATCAAGTTTATCATCGCTTTTATTCCACCTATTAATAAGCTTAATAGTCATCCCTTCCATGTTTTCCAATGTCTCGCTCTGACCTCTGTTTTCTGTCTTTAGGTCTTGCAAACTCTCTGCCTGCGCCAACCCTCTTTTGTTCATAGAGAATACCATATACACTAGCAAAGCCCCTGCGACAGCGATCATACCCCCTTCTGCGTAAATCTCCATAAAGTTCATAACTACTCTTCTTCTTCTTTTTTACATTCATCGCAAATCCCATTAAAAGCTTCTTTTACAGGTTTGTCGCACTCAATACAATGAAAAGGAAATGGCACTATCTTCTTTTCCTTCTTCTTTTTTTCGTTGTTTTCGCTGCACGTTTAAACGCCTTAGATGAGGGCGAACCCTTTAATCCTACTTTACGCATTCTTTCGCCGCTGCCTGCTTTTATTCTTTTTCTTTTTGCGTGAATATTAGCGTATAAACCTCGCTTCTTTTTTTTAGTAGCCACGCTTTACCCTCTTCCCAGTTTTTTTAGCGTACTTCTTTGCTGCTTGCTTACCTTTTTTCGTATAAGAAAATTTCTTTTTACCAACTTTTGGCATATTGAGACTCCTAATTTTTAATAAAATTATTCCTCACCTTATATTAAATTACTTCTTTTTGCGTTTCCATGTAAGAAAATCTGCGCCTTCGTACGGATCGAATATAGTAGTTATTTGCCTTCTGTCATCATCTCCGTAACTTGGATCAATAATTGTGACAGGGCAATTAAAAATATTTTTATCATCTAAGCCAAGCTTCTCAGCGTATTCATCCATATTTTTAAATGAGGCTACTTGCAGCGCATGACTTATCAAACCTGATGACGGATCTTTTAAAACCTGATAACCTGAAACATGAGTATGCCCAGCGGTTAAAATATGATCTCGCCAACCCATCTGAACAGCTTTACTGATAGAGTGAGCAGTATTCCACATACTATTGCCCTTAAATTGGTGTCGGCAATGTATTCTAATTTGCCTTCCATTTGGAAAGCATAAATTCATTCTTGCGCCATGTTTTTGATATAAAGCTGGCTGCTCTCTCATTATAAATTCAATAGGATCGCCATCTCCTGACCAAACATCATGATTCCCAGCCACCAAATAAATCCACGGAACGCTTTTTAAAAAATGCTCAGTTATAAGCCACGATTCTTTGGCTGTCGTTGATTGCTGACCATATAAAGCTGTCAATCTACCTATCCAATTATTCTGAACATCTCCAAGATTTCCAGCAAACATTCCTTCGGTTTTATTTATTTTGTTTACAATACTATAAATTTCAGATAAATTTGTTCCATCATCATCAACATGAGGATCACCAAAATGAGCAATACCTATTACACCTTTTACATTTACTTTTATAGGTATTAATCTTTTATAATTTGCGTTTTTTATTTTTATTTTATATTTTTTATTTCTATACGCTATAATATCTTCAATTGACATTTCTTCAATAGGCGCTTCAGGTACACTAAAAGGATTGTGGGCTATTTCTTTTGGGGCAATTGTTTTTTTAAAACAATCTTTACAATTCCATCTTTGGCGTTTAAAAGTTTTCCAGTATTGGAAACCATCTTTTATTATATTTTTGCTGCCGCACTTAGGGCAAGTTATTGCGTTTCCATCAATGTCATGCCTTGCCATTATTTGCGTTTTTTCTTAAAACCTGTAAGCGGATTAATTGAAATATCCTCATACCATTTCATTACTTTTGCTATCTCAGCTTCATGTTTTGTTTCAAGCTTTAAAACCCTTTCATGTAGTTCTGTTACGCCCACGTGAAGTTGCTCAATTTTGCTTTGAGTATTAAGCCAGTAATAAGAAGCCGAAGCGACAAGAGTAAGCAGGTAAATAAGAGCCCTAATGTTGATACGGACAATATAGTTATCATCCACTCTATCCATTTTAACTGACCGCGCATCAGCTTTCATTTATTTTTTTTACCAAATTCTAAGCCGTTTTTATAAGACTCAATAAATTTAGGAACTGTCCTAGCAAACTCTAATTCAATAAAACCCAAAGCGTATTTTCTTGGATCACTTATAATTTCATTAATATCTTGATTTGGAATTTCTACATCTAATTTATTAAGCTGGCGGAGTTTGGTTAAGTAATCTATTAAATACTGACTGTTCTTGCTCAACTTCTCTTCCTTCACCATTTTCTTCCTTATTTTTCTCTATAATTTGATTTGCTTCAGCATCAGTTAAATGCTTGTTATGCTTTAACATTAAATCTTTTTGAGATATTATATTGTTTTGCAATAAAAAACTATCCATAGCAATCTGATCTTGAACGCTCATAGGATATTCAGGCTCATTAAATTTTAAACCAATCTCATCAGGTAATGCAATATTATTTGCTCTTGCTATTATTTTTTCGACTTCATATAAATCTTTTTCGTATAATTCCCATAATTCTATGTCATCTTGAAAATCTTCAAAACGTTCTAAGTCTTTAATTTTTAACGCAACACCGCTACTTGGCCTATCGCTTTTCCCATCCTCTGCAAACGTAATCCATAAATGATTATTTTGAGCAGTAAGATCAAGAATTGCTTTGATAAGATCGATTGCTTCTCGAACATTTGCCTGAGGGCTTTTAATATCTAATTTTGCGCCTTCAGGAACTATCATTATTTCAGATGATCCAGCACGCATAAGATTTTCCTCTTCATACATACCCTCAATTACATATTGACCAAACATTTGAAATCTCATTCCTAGCGCAGCTTCTGTAAGTAAAATATTTACTTGCTCATTAGCTGCAACGATATCGTAAGCACCAGTTACAAAAAACTCATTTAAATGATGCTCTTTATGAGTAAACACAAAAGGTAAAATACCATAGTTATGCATTTGCTCATCAAGGATATTTCCTTCCTGATCATACTTGATAAAACATTCTTTATCCCAATAACAATATTGCAACGCATTTACATCGCTAACATCAACAACATTCTGCACCATTGGATAAGTAATTGCTGAGGGCGTAAAAGGATCATCTTCAAAATAAGCATCAAAATAATATACAGGATTATAATTAAAATGCGGATTCGCACCCTGTTTAAACACCACCTGCGTTGCTATTGTACCAATAAGCCTAGTCATTTTTTCCATGTGTTTCATTTTATAAGGCTTTGTTAATATCATTGAATCATAACGATCATTAACATTCCTCTGCGCGCCTAATGTATATATGCGGCTCATGCGATCAATCATTCTGCGAGTAACATTAAATTCGCCAACAGGAATTTCTCTAAATGCATCAGTACTAAAACGATCTTCGATGTATTGAGATGTATTGTCTCCAGCATAATAATCTAATAATTTATAAATTGAATCTCTACGCCCTTTGGCATACATTTGTTTCTGCTCTTTTAAAGAGTCTTGAATTAAATCTAACGCTAAATCATTCATCTGTTACTTACCTTATATTTTTGATTTCTTATTGGAAATTTTCCAATAATGCCATATCGCAAACAGTCCGCGCCGTGATCGTGGTAACCATCTTTTAAAGGTTCATTTTTTAAATGACTACCTTCTTTATGCTCAGGATATCTGTAAGATTCAATATCTTCAACTATCCCCATGCAACCCTTATCTATATGAAGCCTAATATTCCCATCAGCAGACATCATAAACTGCCTAACATGACTAATACCTGACTGAATACTCCTTGATAATTTATCTCTGCGCGTAATTACAGGCAAACCTGTTAATTGCCTAAAAATATCTGCTTCACCCATACCTACTGAACTCTGCATTTGATAGCCAGCTGGATCGCCATATACGCGAGCTATTCTGTAATTTTTCTTTTTTACGGCATCAGCTAAATCAGAAATTTTTAAATTTTTCTCATGTATTATTTCATCAATTATAAAAATATGATCCTCGCCTTTATCTCCAAATTTAGCTACTTGAAAAAATAAAGCTGCTGGCATACGATAGCCAAAATCTAAAGTTAAAAAAACTGGCAGCATTGAGTTGTAAGGATGGTTCCCTACGTGAGTACGTCTTGTAAAATCATTATAAACGCGACCACTAAGCGAAGTAAACTCTGCGCCCATTTCCTGATCAAAAACTTCTCTAGTCATAGATGATTTCATTTCTACAAGATCAGGATCATCTAATCCTTTTGGAAATGCAAAATGATTTTCCCAGCTTGGAGAATTAAACGCCGCCCACATGTCTGCTTTTTGAGCATGAATATAATACTCATAAAATCCATCATAGCCCTCAGGCGTAGATATCATAATGCACCTACCTTTGCGATCTGATAAAGTAGGCCTTAAATACATTTCAAAAATCTTTTTTAAATTCATCTTGCTGGCCTCATCTATAATTACAAGATCATTTCCAGCGCCAATAAGACTTTCAGGATGTTCAGCTGATTTACCTTCAATTACCGATCCCCATTCAAATTCTATATATTGCTCATTTAAAGATTTGCGGCGTGTTGGCAGCTGGTGCTTAATAATTAAATCATCATAAACAATTCTAAAAATTCGTTCTGATGTTGAATATGTAGGTGCAACAATCCAAATATTTTTATCTGCTTGAGTTACAAGCGTTTCGGCTTCTCTAGCTGCTGAAACTGATTTTCCCCAGCGCCTGCCACATGAGGCAACAATAAATCTTTTGCTATCAGGTAAGTTATGAATACGCTGTTGCCCTTTGTGCGGTTCATAGTCTAAAAATTTAAACCATTTAGATTTATATGATGTAAGGCTATCCATATTTATAGTTTTAATTTACCTTAAAATTTTTTTTAAAGTATTTAAAAATATTACTTGCACTATATATATAACACATGTTATAATTGTTACAGATATGATGATTGTTTTTAAATATTTGGTTTATTTGTTGCTTTTGCTCTCAGGCGAGGCTTCTTCTTCTGCGGTAAAAAGCTCCAAAGATTATCATCAATTAACTTCTAAAAATAAAATGGAGGCATCAATATGAAAAATTGGACATTTACTTTCCACAATGGCGATGACTGGGGATCGAACTCAGTTTGGGCGCGTGGTCAAAAATCAGCAATTAAAAAGGCTACTAAGTGGGTTACTAAAAACTTTCCTGATCATAAGTTAGATAGTGATTCTGTTAGTTGTGATCCGCAGGTTGAAAAAGATTTATTAAGTATGTTTTGGTAAAAAAGGAGGTAATGCATTTATATGAAACTTATAACTAGAGAAATTGAAAAAAAATTACCAGCTATATATGGTACTGAAAATATTTCTGCTGCTGATAAAGTTGTTCAGGTAAAATATTTTTGTCCGTGGAACAGTTGGACATGGTATGGAGTCGAGTTTGATCCTGAGACAAATAAATTTTTTGGGTTTGTTGATGGGTTTGCTGGCGAGTGGGGATATTTTAGCTTGGATGAATTAGCTGAGATCACTCACAGCAGCGGATTAAAAATTGAACGAGATATGTATTTTCAACCTAAACCATTTAAGGAGTTATAATGATTGATTTTGTAAATAAAATTTCTTGGAGTGAAATCGGAGATGGCATTGATTGCGATACACATAGTATGTATTTAATTAATCAAGCAGTCGGAACAGCTCATGTACATGGTACAGATGATGCTGGAAATAAATTTTCCGCTGTTGGATATATTGATCATGGTCAAATATTAGATGTTATTGAATCAACTTTAACAAAGGAGGTCTTGTGAAAAATAGAGAATCATGGTTATGGGAGATGACAAAGGAATTAAAAACTCAGGTTTTTAAGCCTAATGGAATCAACCTTGATCTTAAAAAAGTAAAAGTAAGTGTCGGCTTTCCATCTTCAGGCGGAGCTAAGTCCAAGAATAAAACTATTGGACAATGTTTTGCTAGGAGGTGCAGCGCGGCTAAAGTAAATGAGATTTTTATTAATCCATGTTTGGATAAATCTCAGGTAACAAAAGTTGCTGGCGTTTTAGTTCATGAATTGATCCACGCCATTGACGATTGTAAAAGTGGCCACAAAGGCGCTTTTAAGAAAATGGCTACTGCATGTGGATTAACTGGTAAAATGACCGCCACAGGCGAATCTGATGCCTTAAAAGAGATTATAAAAGGCATTGAGTCTAAGATCGGTAAGTACCCACATAAAAAGCTGGATTATGAGATAAACAGAAAAAAGCAAGGCACTCGGAATTTAAAAATCGAATGTCCTGAATGTGTCCTTGAGCCTTATTTTGTTCGGATGAGCAAAACAATGTACTTGAAAGGCGCGCCGAGCTGCGGTCAATGTGGCTCTGAAATGACTCATGATGTTGTAGGTGCTACTATTAAAACAATAATAAAAGCGGCTGCCAGTGTTTAAACGCTCTGTAAATGGGGAGGATTTTTTCCTCCCCAAAAAAAAATTAATTATTTACTTGCATGGTATTGTTATAATTGTTAGAATTGTTATGTGATTATGATAAAAAATAAAGGAATTAAAAAAATGAAAATAACACAACTTGAATATAAAATTGTTTATCAGATAGCGTGGTCTGATCATGCTTCTGATGGGCTTGGGCTTGGTGGCTATATTAGTCATTATGCGTTTGAGGATTTTGGCGGCATGAAAGCTGCAAGGGGCGCAATGGCATCGCTTGTTAAAAAAGGTGTCGCTTTTTTTGATACTGATTTTGAAAGTTCTGATCCGCAAACATGGGGTAGTATTGCTAGCGAATATCAAAAAGAAGTTAGCTCATCAGAAAACATTTCTGATTATTCAGAAGATATGCAGAGAATAATAAAATCTACTGGATATAAAATTACAAATTTAGAAATAGGATAGGAGAAATAATATGGCTTTTATAAACCAAGAAAAAAAGAAAAGATTAGCTCCCAAGATTAAGCAAGTCTTGGATAAGCATAATATGAAAGGAACTTTATCGGTTCAGGATCATAGTCAATTAACATTGACTCTAAAATCAGGATCAATAGATTTTAAGACTGACTCAATAAATGAATATTGGTACAAAGATCATTTTGCTGATAATCCTGCTGCGCTGGCTTTTTTATCTGAAATTATTCCAGCAATGAACGCTGAGAATTTTGATAAATCAGATATTATGACTGACTATTTTCATGTCGGCTATTATATTTCTGTTAAGATCGGCAGCTATGACAAACCTTATGATCTGATCGCAGATCAAGAAAATAATTTTGTTGAAACTGATAATAATTTTATTGAAACAGGAAATTCGCCGTGGGGAGGTAAAATCTATGCTTGAAAATACAATAAAAAACGAAGTTGGAGATTTATTAAATAAGGTCAAATCTAATTGCTTTATGCCAAATGCTAACCCTACTGCTAGGCAAGCATTTGGTTTGATGATGTCCAAGTTTTTTAAGTGGAGCGGAATCTGCATTGCCGAGGCCGCCGTAGCTGCTTTGAGGGATGCTAATTTTAGATCGCTGGCTGATAATCTTGAATGCTTGATTGAGTACGAGCTTTCTGAAAGCGGTCAGGCTGGATGTGAAATTATCAGCAAAAGAAGATTAAATTTTCTGATCAGAGCTGCGGAGCAGGCTAATGGATAGCGTTGGCCATGATTTCAGATACCATGCTGAGATCAAATATGAGACTGAACACGGCTTTGATTTCACTAATGCTAAAGGTAACACCTTAAAAGAATTTTTTAGCGATCTACAGGCTGTTTTAAATAAATATTTAAAAGATCGGCGCGATCCTAGAGTGGTTCAAATACTTGATATGAAATATTTTAAAAATAAATAAAGTTTTTCTTGTTTAGTGTTGTTATAACTGTTATACTTGTTATGTGATTATGGTTATTAATAAAAAAAGTGAGGAAAAAATGATAAGATTACAAGGTATTCCAGCAAGCATAGTTGGCGATAAAATAATTATTGACAAGGAATATGGTTTTGCTCCAATGACATTGCTTGAGTATTTACATAGTTTGTATATCAGTTATCAGCCAAAGTTCAAAAGTGCTGGCGATGATATTAAAATTATTGAAAAATTAGCTAAGAAATATTATGGAGATGATCTTAAAAAAGCAGTTGAAGATTATGATAAAAAATGTTTAGCTGAATTATACTTAAAGGCTTATGGAGGTTAAAATGAAATACTACTGGAAAATAACAAAAGTTTTTATTGACAGCTTGAGTAATGAGGTTGGGATCAGCTGCGGTGATAAAAGCTTAAAAAGCAATTCTAAAATATTCACAATGTATGATGACGATAACAACTGTTATTATCAAGGCATGATCTACGGCGATTATAATGGTTTTGAGCCGCTTGATGATTTTGGAATGCCTAATGCTGGATGTACTTACATTAAAATGAACGGAAAGGAATTATAATGAGCATTAAAAAAAGTCCGACACAATTATGGGAGCAGGGAAAAATTTCAGATGATGAGTTTTGGAACTCTTCTGATATGATCCCACTTTCAGAAGCTATAGAGCAAGGCTTATTAGATAAAAGCCCAAGCGCAGATCAGATAGCTGAAGAAATTGGTCAGGCGATGATCGCTGAAGCGTTACATGGTTTATAAGGCTGTTTAAACGCTTTAAGAAAGAGGGGCGCAAGCCCCTTTTTTTTATTTACTTTTTTCGAGCTTCTCTCTTTTGCGTAGTTCCTTGATCCATTCCTTCCTGACGTTTTCGCGTTGTCTACCGCCGCCTAGTGGTTTGAGTCCAACAGCCTCTGCGCGTTTTCGCAACAGATAAGCTTCGTTTCTACGTTTTTTTCTGTGATCTTCTTGGTAGCTCTCTTGTTTAATTTCTTTTAATTTTTTATTCTCGCTGCGCGTGCGCTTGATCGGCTGATCATTAACTGGATTACGAGGCGGCAGCTGATCAACATCTACGCCAATAAACTCACTAGCAACATCTTTTGCTGCTTCTTCATTTTCAACAACCGCCTCAGTTAAATCACCCACTTTTAAAAACTTCTCAAATGGGCTTTCAATTCTTAATGTGATCTTATCTTCTAATTTTCCGTAGTGCTTTAAAATCAAAGTAGCCGCCTGTACGTTTCCCTCCGAAGCTTCGCGGATCATAGAATCAACGACATGCACCAAACGGCCACCTGATATTTCCATAAAACGATTATAGACAGCATCATTAAACTGAGGATTTCTTTTATACTTTCTTACTGTCTCAGGATTAATATTAACCATCTTAGCAACTTCATTCGTACCAATATTAGGATTAGAAGCCATTACTTCGCACGTTAGCTGCTGCATAGGCGTTAATTTTTTTATATAGGCTGGTAAACTACTCATTTAACATCCTGTGCTGTAATTCAGCGCATTTAGATAATAAGGCATCAATATTCTCTTCCAGTATGATCTTTCTTTTATTATTGTACTTATAAAACGTCAAAACCTCAATCAAAACATTGATCTCAGATATCTTCTTTATTCTTAGATTCTCTTTATTACTCATATATTGACGTTGCATAACTTAATTATAAAAAAGTTCATTTTCAATTGACGTTATATTTTAATATTGTGCATTTGGGTTACCCACACAGGCAATAGTACAATCACCCCCATACACCCTCTATTATACATAATGCATGTTATATGCCATGTACATATCTTGTAAGTATAACAATATAAAGACATAGTATTTTAAAATAATTAGAATAGTTATAATATGTTATAATGACATAGAATAATAGCTTTAAAAAAAGCACTCCGTACGTGTTAATGACCGATAAATCAAGACATTTAAAACGTTTAAACAACCTAACTTAATATATGGAAATAGATACATATAGAGATCAATTAATAAAGAAATACGCATTAGCACAATATCATTTAGGAATACAAGATACATGGTTAATAAAGCATACATGGTTTGGAGATAAGAGTCTGCAAGACGTACCTATTAACAGATTAGAGAAGTTAATAGAACACTTTAGAAAGATATATAATAATAGACAAAAGCTATTAACTAAGTAGTTATCCACAATTCTGATCTGCTTAAATATATATTTATTTATTATATTTATATATTATATATATATGTTTAAAGTTTTCTTTAAGGCTGCCTTATAAATTCTTTTAAACCTATTTATACTTTTCTTTAAACTATGTGTATAACTATGTGGATAACTTTTAAGGGCTAAACTGATTAACATTTGTTCTGATCTTCAAGCATGGCTTACATCAATACCCTGAGTTATTATCTCAGCAGCTTAACCCTTTAATCTTCTTCCTCTTCATAGATACCACAATGCAGCATACATTCACTACATATATCGCTATATATGATCTTAGCATCACAACACTCGCTTAATTCCATAGGTATACCTTACTCTGTAAATATGTAGATAGGCCTGCCACCGCTATGCTGGGTGCATTCAATGTTATAATAGAAATGTTCCACTGCCTCATCTTCTGTCATCTGCTCAATAACCTGTAATGCATCAATGATCTTTAAAGCATCATATACAAGCATCCCATCTGTATGAACGCCAACAATACAATTATCATATTCATCATCTAATTTAATAGGATCATCAGCATGCAGCTGGATCAGTTCTTTTATATTATCCTTCATAATCAATTACTATAGATCTCATATACTCAACATGGCCATCTTGTTTCCTACTACGGCCTTGCTTATTACCATAATAATACCACCAACCATTTTTATGCTTTCTGAATAAATCTCTCCTGTGTTTTATGTATAATTCATTTGCCAGCAAACAATTAATATCTGCATCCATTCCGTACTTCCAATTTTTAAAGTATCTTTCTTTCATATATTCAGCTCTTGTTTACAATAATGTGCCATTAATATTGCATCAGCTGTATATAAAGTTACATTAATACTTGGATATAAAGATTGTGCCAAATGCTTTAAATGCGTTTTACGCTCCTTTTTATCTTTAGGCATAGCTCCATAGTACTTCATCCATTTCTGCGGTGTGACCTCAATATAGGGTATCTCAAACGCTGCTAAGATACCTAACCACTGGCCAAAGTTCTTGCCAAATGTAAACATTGATTTTACGCCTTGTTTCGGCATGCTGTGTACTTTTTCGATAACGCATAATAGATCGCGACAATCCCATTTGTGCCATGTGATCAATTTGCTCATATCAGCAACTGTTTCAGGACATTTAACCGCTGTAATAGGTGCATTTTCACTTTTGATTGAGTCGATAATTGCTACTCCGCCGCTCTTACCAACATCTATTCCGATTGATATCATATTTATTCCTCCGTGTATGTGAATTGTAAATAATAACCGATAGGCATACCAGTTATGTAATAAGACTTTCTCCATTCATCAGGCAAATACGTGCTGCTGATCGAACAGTTTTTAGAATTTGTATGATCCCAGTCTAAATCAACTTTTGCTATAACTTTTGACATATATCTGCCTATGTGGATTGTATTTTATAGAAACATGACCTGACTTCTTTAATTGACTGATCCAATTGCTTACAGTGATCTCTGTGCAGCCAATTGTTTTAGCAATATAGCCGTTGGTAGCAAATACATACCCTTTGTTTTTAGCTAACACAGCCAAATCACCAAAGAGCAGCTTCGCACCAGCGGCCAGTTGCTTGTTGTACCTAACCTCAGCAGGCACGATGATGTATTTCCCTCTTGCCACTTATATTAAAACGGCGGATCATTTTGATCTTTTTGCGACTCTTCCTCAATCATTTTATGAACAACTTCTTGATCAAAAGGCTCAAACTCATAAGGCTTTTCTTTTATAATCCATTCTTTTACTATAGCTGTATATAATCCGCTATTCATTCTTATAAGCTCTTTTGTGTGCTGCTTTGTAAGCCAATAAGTATTTCCTTTTGCCTCTTCAGAACCTTTTGCAATAGTACTTGGAACTAACAACCTTGATTTCTCAGTTTCATGATCTAACCTCAAATTCTTAATCGTAACATATTCAGTATTAGATTCTTGCTTTGGCATAGGTTTTTCATTAACAAAAGTAGGCTTTACAGCGGTGTCATCAGGAGCGTTTGGCTCATGTTTCTCAACTATACTATCGGCAAAGCTTTGTAAATCGCTTTGTTTCTCTTGTTCTACAGGCTCTTCTTTTTTGATGGTCGGCTGGGGCTTATGAGAAGTAGGCTCTTTTTCAGCCTGAACATGACGTTGTTCTTTGTGGTTATGATCGCCCCAGCCTTGCGGAGACCAATTATTTGGCGGATAGCCAGCATCATTTAAATCAGCATGCATATTAAATTTATTTGCAATTTCGTATAAATCTCTTCCAATACCAAGCATTACAGCTGCGCGCTTAAACGCATCAGATGCTTCACCTTTTTCTTTTTCAACATTTGATTCAGTACCGCAATCAGACTTAGTAACAGATTCTCCATCAGGAAAATTAACTGTAATAGAGCAAAATAATGTATTATCTATGACAGCAAAACTATTGCTCCAATTCTCTGTACCAACAGTATCATCAAGCCTATCTTGAACGTACCTAGCATCTACATAAGCCAGCATGTGCGCTCTTTTATTCTGAGCATATTTTCTACCTATTCTAAACTTAACGCGATCACTAGGCGTTGCCGCCCTCAGCTGATCCTTAACTTCTTTATTTGTGGACATATTCCCTCCTATAATAATTTTAATTGACCATCAGCCTCTACAAGTAGGTTGTTCTGAGCTTTTAACAGCATCTGCTTTCGCCTACTCATGACACTCATACGATCAGTCAATTCGTCTATTGTTGATTGTAAATCATTTGCATTCCGAGCATACCAAAAGCCTGATTTTCCACTTGCTACTGGATGCCCCTTATCTCTTAATTTACCAATTATTTGACGAACTACAATATCAGAAATATCAAAAGTCCGCTGTATAATATATGATTTTATTGGCAAGTCTCTCGATGAGTTTCTTTGCAATAAGCCACATACGCGATCCATATATTGCTTTACTTTTGTTGTTCGTTTTTTACTTGGCTCAAGCATTCTGTTTTACATAATCAGCCATAAACTGTTTCAATAATCCTGATCCACTAATTCCATTCTTTTTACACAAAGAAAGAAAGTTAGCCCTTAAATCAGGATCAAGGCCGATAATTTGCAGCCTATACCCTGTAACTGGTTTATTTTCCATAGATTCCCCTTAGTATTTCGTTTATTAAAATATAAAAGACAAATGATCCCACGCCCAGCAGCACTATTGATATTGCCAGTATAAAGATATTTGCTATTATTTCGTATATAATCATATTGCAACCTATAAAACATATAACAAATAAAACAAGTAAAATAATTGTTATATTATTTTTTAATATTTCTTGACATGTATATATAATATATGTTAGAATTGTTATAGGTTATGATGTTAGTTAAAGAAAATAAGGAGAAATAAAATGAAAAAATCAGAAATAATAGATATGTTGAAAGGCTATGAAATCCCTTTTGTTGATTATGGGTGTGTCTATGTTAAAGATAATGGTGATCTTGTTCATTGGGGAGAGGTTTGTCACATTGAGCATAATGGCAAGTATGTAAAAGCGAACCTTTATAAGTTGCCAAAAATATATGCTGAGTGCTGCATAATTAGTGATTATTATGATGAATGGTATAGTCCTGATGAAATTCACCACGCGCGGAAGCGAATGATGGATGAAACAAAAGCAGAATTTGGATTTTAGAAAAAGGGAAAATAATGAAGTTACTAAATAAAGATAGAAAGAATATTAATAACTGCACTATATGGGAAATATATAATGATATTGATTATAATCATCCTGAGACTACAGAAGCAGATAGGAATTTTTATAATCTAATTAAATTATGGAAAGATGCCCATGCTGGTTTTGATATGAAAAATGATTTGTATTATTTAGGTAGATATTATGAAAAAGTACATAAAGATCATTGGAGAAATAAATAATGAACTGCGTAGATAAACTATTTGATACGTTAGGAGCGTTTTGCGCTATGTATTTGATCGCTTTATGTGTTAGCCTAGTACTTATGGAGCTTTTAAAAATAATAGTAAAGCCCTTTGGCACGTAAAAATGGCGGAGGGATAATCCGTTTAAACGCGCCGCTGGGCTTATAGTTCCTCAGTAATTTTTAATCTAATATTATAAAGTTTGTGAGCTATTTGCTTCATATCTATAGAGCTTGAATCAAACCTTGCAAATATCAATTCAGACTCAGCATTTGTTCCAGCAGAGCTATTATCTACAGAAAAAGTAAACGGCAATAAATTGCCCATCGTTACATTCCAAACATCCATAATAAAGCTTCTATCTGTAGATGTATGCAAGGAGGATAAATTTATGTATTCTGCTGGAAGTAAATCGGTATCTTGAATGTAGCTAAATGCTAAATCATAAGACGTTCTACCCATAAAAGAATCAGAAGCTGTAGCAGTAGTCAAAAATGGTGATTTAGATGTGCTGCTGGCATGCTTACCAAGATTTGTACTAAGTCCATATTTTTGACCACCTAACGATTTAAATATTTTATTTTGATCAAAGTTAATTGATCTTGCTAATGTCATATCAGGCGAATGAGGCATATCATAAAAAGCCCCCATTTGAATACATCCAATTTTTAAATCTGTCGTGCCATCAAAAAGGGCGGCTTTAGACGTATCTGATCCTTCTGTAGTACTACCTTCAAATTGAATACCCCAATACCTAAGATTAGTGTTTGTAAAAGTAAAAACAGTTGATCCATCGGCGTTAGGAAGTACGACTGCTGATTTTAAATCACCATCATTAGCAAGATAATCTGCATTTACAACTTGTGTCAATGTAACAGCGCTCCAGTCTATATCTGAGGTATCAGCAGCGCCTCCATCTACAGTAGTAATATCTGACGATTCATTCCCTGCAAATATTCTTACTTTGCAATCAGCTGATTTCATATTGTGATTTAAAATGCTTATAAAATTAATTCTATGAGCTGTTTGAAGATCAATTGTAATTAAAACATGTCCATCAGTATCATTTGATGTATCAAAATCAACCTGATTTAAAGGTCTGTTATCAAACAATTCTGCCTCAGTTCCGTTTTGTAAGCCAATAAAGCCGCTGCCTGTAGCAGTTACGTCAAATTCACTATTTTGAGCAACGCCTTTTGCAATATGTGAACTGATAACATCGCAATAAAATCTAGGATTTTTTATTTCTACATTAGCCATTTAGCCAACCTCCAAACATGTTATATTAATTGAGCCTCTTGATCTTTGTAAATCGGTAATCATGTAGAACTGTGATCCGCTTTCATTCCATTCGTGACCAAAAGGCTTAACAGGCATATCACCTGCTGTTGGTGAAAAATTTATAATATCTCCAGTTTCTAAATTATAAGCAGCAGCTGGATTAACAGCTTTAAAAGAAATTACTTTTCTCACCTTACCTGATAAATTTAAATAGTAATTGCTGAAACCATCATTCGGCGAGCCTGCGCCAACATTAGCAGCGCCAGCTTTATTAATATTCATATCAAGTTTTACGCTTTTTTTATTTTCTTTTGTTTGTATGTTGTATGCTGATCTTACATTAGCTGTAGAGTCTTGACTGGATAGAGACTTTATATACCTAGAGTTTTTTGCTGGATGACGTTTATATTCAACGTCATAAAAAGTAATTAAATCTTTCCAGCTTGTATTTTTTATTTTAATGTTCTCCATGTCTCTTAATGTAAAAGTATTGCTCACATCGCTTGAAGAATAAGAATCTTTTACATACCAATACGAAGCTGATCCATCCGCACGCCACTTAAACCAAAAGCAAAATTCTTTCTGTAATTGCTGCAAGATATTTTTTAAAGGTCTTGGCTCTAATTGCCAAAAGGTAATATTCCAACCTGATCTTGCTGATGCAATATTTAATGATCCACTGCTTGGTGTCGATGCTCCCCAGTTATATATAGCAGCATCAGCAGCATCAAAACCAGCGTACCTGAATAGCATATCGCGATGAGCTTCAATTCCCTTGCCAGCTGTTCCGCTACCTCCAGTATAAGATTTATTTAATCCATTTGCACCTGTATAAAGCATTTTAACCTTGTTTAAACGCTCTATGTTTGCTGACATATTTGTGCTATCAAATTCAAGTTTAGTCCTTGCTAAATAATGAATATCGCTTACATAAGCATTACCTGCGGTTGATCCTGTTTTACTATCTGTCTCAGTACCTACTTGCCATGTATAGGATGCATTAATTTTAAAATCTTGTGTTGAAAAATTAGTACTTACTAAGTCTGCTGATGTAAATGTACCAGCGCTTACTGAACCTGTTTGAGCTGCTCCAGTGTCTCCAAAAGACTGATGATAAAGAGTCGCAGAGCTTGTTGCTCCGCTAGTAATGTTTGCAATTGTTAAGCCTGCTAAATTACCTTGCATATTATTACCAGTTACGCTTAAAAACATTGATACGTTGCTTGCCTCCGCTCTTATTGTTGCATAGCCAGTAATTAGAATTTTTAAATATAAAATTTTTCCATCAATACTAGGCATATTATAAAACCCATTAGCTGACTCAGTATAATCTTGATCAGGATTAAAAGGCTGATCGGGTACTTTTGCTGGATGATTTGATACTGTTGTTATATTTGAACCTGTGCTTGATGATCCAAAAAGTGTATCAAAGGCATTATAGCCACTATCCCCCTCAGTAAAAGCGTTACTACCTCCAAGCTCTGTTGGCTTAAATCTAAAAGCTCTAAACAGTGTTAAAGGAGCTTTAATAGCGTTGCCGCCTTGATAACTAGCAGTGTTGTTCATATATGTATTCCCACTGCTATTTAAAAGAGGTATAAAAGAATCAATGTTTGGCTCATAAAAATGAGGGGTAACACTATCAGCGGTGTTTTCTGTGTTGCTGCCATCACTCTCAGCCGCTAAGCAAAAAAACTCATTAGCATCATAAGTATGCACAGGAATCGGGTATAAATTAGTATCTTGACCGCTTATATTCGCATGGCACAATGCTTCTGCACCTTGATAACTAACATTTGCATTAAAATCGCCATAGGCTACAGGAAAATAAGATGGAATGCCTAACTGATTATTAGATAAAACAGTTCTTTGATTAGGTATTTCGATGAAATCCCACGGCCGCTGCTCTACAATTGACAATGTAATTTTATCGTTATCATGTGAAATATCAACAAAACGACCTTCAAATAATTGCAAGCAATCCGCAATTGCTGCTGATCCATTTAATTGAGAATAAATTTTTACTGATCTATTTATGTATGCTTTTGATCCATATAAAAGCTCTTCAGAAAAGTTTACACCTTTATAATTAAAATTAATAATAGTCAATGATATTTGAGATGTGCTTGCCTTAGACTCAAAAACATTAACATTTGTTCTGATCTTAGGTTCATTTGATATAACTCCATGATAAAAAACATCTTCAACAACAGTATCATTTAAAGAAATAGCTGTATAATCATTTGCGCCTTCATTATCATAATAAAGCCTAACTATCCAATTCTCTTGAATATTGCCTGATTTGGAAGCAGAAGCGTAATTAGTTGGTAAGGCTAAGCTCATGCAAGTTCCATCTGTTGAGCGCGTGCTATGGCTGGTAAAATTGAATCTATAATGCTTTCATCAACTAGCGGAGCTGAAACATTGATCGTAATACCTCCGCCGCCTTCTGCACCTGCTATATTAGGGCTTTCAAGTGGCGTTATACTTACTTGCTCTGCCTTGTTATTTTCTCCAGTCATAAACATAGTAGGTCTATCTACTACACCACTATAACCAGTTTCTGCGCTTTTAAACTCTCCAATGCCTTTTGATATTTGCATAACATTTGCTAACCCTGAAGCAACGATACCTGCGGCGGCTGCTACGTTTAATGGATAAGGTTGTACAGTTTTTAATGCTGTGTTTGCAGCTGCGTAGGTGTCAATAGTAGCCGCAACTTGAGCCATCCTTGCGGATGCTTTTTGACTTCCTGCAAATTCGCCCAAAAACGCGCTAAATCCTGAAGCAAATTGAGAATAAACGCCCATCATATTATTAAAATGTTTTAATGCAATAGCCTCTTTTGAGTCAGCAACAAATTTTTCTAATGCTATTAATTCTTTGCCTTGACCTTCAAGCATTTCTTTTAATTTTGTATGTTGTGTGTCTAATGCTATTTCTTCTTCTTCGCGAGATAATGTAGTTATGCTCTTCCTTTGGCTTAAATACTGCTGATAAATAGCCAGCTCTTGTTTTGTAAATTCATCTTGAAAACTTTTTTTATCCTCCGTGCCTCCACCTGAACCACCTTCTGCGCCTTCAACCGATCCAGCAAAGGTTTCAACTGATCCACTTGCTTCATCTGTGGCTTGTTTATATTTCCCAAGAACATCAACCGCAGCTTGATATTCTTTTGTCAATCTTTCTGAATCTTCTCTTAATTGCTGTAATCTTTTTATTTTTAAATCATCTACTTCGTTTGAAGCTTTTTTAGTATCTATTTCTCCTACCATCCCAAAAACTAAGCCTTGCATAAATTCATCAACTTCTTTATTAACAATTAATTCTTGTTCTTGGATAGCAATTTGAGCTTTTAACATCTTCGCTTTTCTCTCTGCTAAAATTTCTTCTTTTGCAGTTAGCTCTATCTTTCTTAGAAATTCATCATTAGCTGTTTTTTGAATTTTAGAAAGTTGATCTATAGACAGGCTTTCAATATCTAAATTTTTAATGTAATTCGGATATTTACTCATTAAAGTATTTAAATGAGTTTGGCGAGACTCTTGATTAATATTGACATCTTTTAATGCCCCGATTAACGCATTAAACTCAATTTGCTCTTCTCTTATTTTACTGCTTAATGGAATTTCTATAATTTTCGTTAAGCTTGTTGCAAAGCTTGTAAATGATTCGGTTACCTCGACTAAACCAGCGTTTAAACGCTCTGAAATAACAATGCCTAACCCCTCCATAGCGCTGTTAAGCAATGTAGTCTTTCCTTCTAAATTATCAAGTTGGGTATCAGCCATTTTTTGAGCAGCTCCACCGCTATCATTTAAAGCGGTTGTAAGCTCTTTTGTAGTCTCAGTGCCTTCCATTAAAATGTTAAAAGCAGATATTGCTCTTTGACCTACCATTTCTTTCATTTCCGCTGTGCCAATACCCTCAGCGGATAATTTAGATAAGGCTCTTTGCAGATCGTCACTACTTTTTACGCTAAATCCGATCTTTTTTGTAAGCTTAGAATTTTCATTTCCAAGCTCTAATAAAATCTTTCTAAGACTTGTTCCAGCCATTGATCCGCTTATACCAGCATTTGCAAGCGTTCCAAGAATTGCCGTTGTATCTTGAACACTAAAGCCAACTTGCTTAGCAATAGGCGCTACATATTGCATAGAATTTGCAAACTTGTCCATATCTAAAGCTGATGAAGAAAAAGATGCTGCCATTGCATCAGTAACTGTTCCAGTTTCGCTTACATCTAATCCAAAAGCCCTAAGTGTTTGCCCTGCAACAGCAGCCGCTATAGATAATTCTGATCCAGTTGCTGAAGCTAAAGCGAGCGTGCCTTTTGTAACACCTCTAATTTCTTTACTTGAAAAACCTAATTTTGCAAATTCAACTTGTAAGCCAGCAACTTGAGATGCTGTAAAAACAGTTGTTGATCCTAACTTTTTAGCATTTTGCTCTAAAGCAGCTAATTCTTGCCCAGCCGCACCACTAATAGCTGCAACATTTGACATGTTTTTTTCAAATTCTTTTCCAACGCGAACGACAGCTGAGATAGCTCGCGATGCTGCATATAAAGCAACAGTAGTAAGGCCAAGCTTAGCAACCATTCCGCCCATTGCTCCGCCAGCCCCTTTTGTGCTACCCTCTAAGCCTTTTGTTCTACGCTCTAAATCTTTGTATTGACCTTTAAGCTTTTGTATGCCTTTGGCCTGAAATTCAATTGTTTGTTTTAGTTTTTCTGCCACGTTTTTTTACCTCACGATTTTGATGTGTATTTATAACGCCCTTAATAATAAAATATTTTTGCAGCCATAGCTTCGGTGTTGATCCATAATCGCCCTGATATGGCGGTGTTTTAGTATCTTGAGAATATGAATATCGTTGCAAATCACGTTGAAATTTAGTATTAAGGAACATTTCAATGTTGCAAAAAAATGGAATTTGCGCAAAAGTGTCTAAAATTGCGCCTGCTTCGGTATTGTTTTTAAAGCTTAAAGCTTCTTCGTAAACTTTTAAAAGATAAGGCTCTACATCAGTTTTAGCTGTAAAGGTAGCTTTTTTCTGATCTTTTAAAACTGATTGGATTGTATATGGATAGTTGTTAAATCTCGGCTTATTGTCGGGTATTCCAAACAGGGATATGCTAACATTGATCCCTAACAGCAAGCCATCTATTTTCCCAATACTTGAGCATCTTGAATAGCAAGCATTAAATCATCTTTTTCTTCAAGTGTCATTTCTTTAATAGTATTATCAGCAGCGATTCCATTCTGCTCTTTATAATCTTTAAAATCGCCACCACCTAAACCATATCTGATCCATTGAGTGCGAGCTTTTGAAGAGTTTTTAATAGTTTTTACTGATCCCTCAGCAAAAATAACTTCAGGAATATCTGTGCATTGATCTATTTGATCAACAGACATCTCTTTTATAAGAACTTTACGCCCTGTATTGAGCTTTTTTTCAATCATAATTTCCCTCCTATGATTAATTATTTATTATGATGTTTTAAAAACGGCGAGATTACCTGTGCCAGCAGCTCCTGTTGTAGCAGTAAATGGAATTTCAACAAAAACGCCTTCATCAGCAAAATCAATATTGTGGCCTGTCATCCTTGCGTTAGGAATACTAAAATCCCATGTTGATCCATCGTTTAAGGCTATTGCGTATGCCGTGTTGGCTTTCCAGTCTGCTAATGCATCAGCTGTATCAGCATCATATTTAACAGTAATTGATCCGCTTATATCATATAAACCACCGCGAACATATCCATCTGCTTCTGCGCTTGCTCCTTGCCAACCTACTCTTTGAGCTTCATTTGTAATTGTAATCGAAAAATCAGAGCATGTAACAGCATGGCCACCAATAGTTAATGTAGTAAAATCAAATAAACCTTTTTCATAATTAGAAGCTGTTGTAGCACCAGTAACACCTGAATCTTTTACGACAGGCTTATAACCACTGTAAAATGATCCGCTTGCCCTAACACGACCGCCATCAGTTCCCATTGACATTGACAGCGTTAAATTATTTAATACTGCGCTGTGCATAACTTGATCATCAGCAGATAATCCTGATGTGCTTGCCTCTAATAATACTATTCCACAATTATCGCCACTATTTAAACCATGAGAATAATCATTTGTAGCATTCGCAATAGCAGGCGTAACTGTAATAGTTCCAGTAGTATCAGCAATATCAAGCGCAAGGCTCATTAATGTTTGAAGCATTACTTCGTTTTCAACTAAATAATCAAAATCATAGCTCCAAGTGCCTGATCCATAATGACGAATCATATCGCCATCTTCATAACTTCTTCTTCCTGATCTTAAAACTTCCGATGTAGTAAACCCTGCATCGTAATTAATGCCATTTACCTGATCAACTCTCATAAAAAGACGAGTTCCGCTTACAAAATCAGCATCATCGATACTACCATCGCCACCAATTACTAATGCAGAAGAATCTTGCTTACCTATGATTAAATTATACTCGCGACCTGATGCGTTTGTAGCCATTTTATTGCTCCTTAATAATTAAATTATTTGTTAGTAGATAATTCATTTGTTTTTTAGGCACATCTTTTAAAGAAACTGCTTCACCTTTTAATAAATTTTTATACTGAGACTCACTTAATAAGCCTTTATCAGACACAAAAACCTTAAAAGTTTTATTTGCCTTATATTTTACTTGTTTTTCTACTTTTTTATTATTTGCCATAATAAGTTTCCTTAATTTATATTTAATTTACCTTGTGATGCGACAAGAAAAAGCAAATCGAGCCACATGCAAGCTATCGACATCTTCTTCTGCTCCTACAAAATCATCAAAAATTACCTCGCTAACTTGAGCATCTTTCCACGCATAATCGCCACTCGATAAATTAGAATTGTTAAATAAAAGCTGATAAAGCCTTTCAGAATCACTATATAACTGCTCATAAAATCTTTCATCTCCATCTTCTCCAAGTGCATAAATAGATATCTCAGTATTATATAGCTTCCTAAATGCATCAGGATATAATTGATCTGTTTCAAAACTTGTTCCCCATAAACGAATAGAAAAAGAGCCTTGATCCTGATATGCTGGCGCAACATATACGCTACAGGCTCTATCAGTAGTAATAATAGACCTAAGTTTTGATAAAACATTATCATAAAAAATATTATTGTAAGTAGTATCTTTTACTAAGGCCATTAGAACCTAATTTTCCTATGCCCTGCTCTTAAAAACCCGCCCTTATAGCGTTTAAACGGCAAATGGTACGCACCCCTTGACATATTTATATTGCCAGTTTTACTAGCCCTGACATCCTCCCCAATGCCATGAACCTCAATTTCCCATTCATCGTTAATAGCAGCTGTAGATGAGTCTGTTCCTCCAGCAAAACGTATTTCAAGACCTCCAGCGCATTGCTGAAAATCTCCATTTATAGTCTCGCCATCTACAATTAAAACAGCTTTAAGATCAGAACTTGACTTCTCATATATAGAATATTTACCTGATCCAATAGCTCCAGCAGTAGTAATTACCACTTTTATTAGATCATAAGTTCCTTGATATACGCCCCTTGTCTGAACAGGCCTAACCTTTCCTGATGTATAGGTTACATCTCTAATAAAACCATAAGGCGAGTCTCCTGTTACCTGATGAGGAAGCTGAATATCTCCAGTTCTAAGCCCTGTAATATACTCAGTAGCTTCTTCCATAAAGGCATCAGCCACATCACTAGCAGGATCATCTCCCTTTAAAAGCTGAGAAATGGCTATTAAAGCCGTAGTTCTTTTAATTATATATGGATAGTTACCTTCGCGATCTTTTGCGATTTCTGCTGCAAGCCTGCTATCTAATAGTGATTCTAAGTGCCTACTAGCATTCTCTCTATATCTCTGCGTTAATGTAGCAAAATCTTCGCCAGCTTCCATAATCATATCATTGGGGCTAGCAGAACTATTATAATAATAAACAGCATCTAATGATGATTCATAAAACCATTGACCATTAGAAGTAACTGCTCCGCTATTTGCCTGAGCAGAGCCTAAATCTTGCCCATCTGCAAATAATTGCGTTACTAAACCAGTATTATCTGCTCTATATAAATTACTGCTATGAACTACCCAGCCAAAAATCCGAGTTTTTGTATCTGCGGATTTTATTTGTGGATAAACATCGAATAAATCCCTCTCTGAACAATATGCTATGCTAGAGGTTACAGCCATTTATTTTTTCCTCCAAAATGCTAATGCTGACAAGCTTAATTTAGACTGAATAACAGCCTTTGCAATATCAAGTGCTTCCTTCATTACTTCTTTTTTCTCAGCAGAAGTTACTTTTTTATCTTTATTTACTCGCTCCAAGCAGGCAATTAACTCCTGAATTTGAATGAAAATATTTCTATTTGCACTCGTAATTGCAGCTGCATATCCTGCTAATATAATTCCTACTAAATAAAAGAAGTTGCTCCAATTAAAATAGTCTCCAAAAATTTCTAACATATTTATCCTCCTATGTAAGCTATTAATCCAATAAAAATACTAAGCACCGAACCAATAAAGATTCCCATGCCCTTCATAAATGCTTGGTCTGTTTCAAGTTTGTTTAATCGTGTCATATTGTACTTTAAACTACTATCAATGCTTTTAAGTTGCATCTCAATATTCTCTAATTTTGTCGTATGCGTGGCTAAAGATTCTTTAACTACGCTTTTAAAGTCCTGATCCATTACAGCGATAAAGCTCTCCTAAACCAGCCATAATAATACTTTTCGTATTTATCAGGTCGCTTTAAGGTTATTGATGCGTAATGAAGCACCCTAAACGCCCTAAATCGCTCACTTTCTAAATTTTGCACAGCTTTTAGCGTTTGATTACCAATCCTACCATCTACGGCTATTTTTGAGCCTTTGCTATTTTTATGGTTTGCAGCTGTTTGTAAAATCTTTGTAGCTCTTGAAATGCCCTGATTTACTACGCTATCAAAAAACGCTTCTTGTAAATGCTCAGGAAGTCGATCTGACTTTGATGGTATATAATAATGTTTGCGGTATATCTCAATGGCTTGCCTCTTGGTAAGGCTCTTTATCTCATCAGCTGAAAGGCCTGTACCTTTTTCGCTAATGCCATACTTTGTAGTGCCACCAGTATCTACAATAATCTTTTCTCCGCCTTCGCGCTCAATTAATGGTTCTATAAAATCATCAAATTTATTCATTATGCAAAACTCGCGTTAATTTCTGCTTTAAACTTATCATGTAAGTAACATGCACTCAAAATTACTTCAAAATTATTTTCATCTACTTTCATCATGGGATATCTTAGCCTTGCAATAGACATCCAATGCTTGATCCTCTCTACTTCATCCTCAGGATATAATCCAAAATAATCCATCCAAGTCTCAGACTCTATTATATCAATTTGCCAATTATAAGATAACGCTAGGCCATACCAAAATCCAACATCAAATCTATTGTCGTTGTTTAAGATCACACATTCAGCATCTATGTGCCTATATTCGTTTAATATCGTTACAATAGTATGCTCATCAATAGGAAATATTGAATGCCTATTTTGATGCAATATTGAAATATAATTTTTAGGATCAACAGCAATAAACATTATAATTTAGTTGCAACAGCATTTACAAGCGTATGCACTCCCACTTTTATCTTTCCAGTAGTATCACTATAATGC